AGCATGTTTCAATCTAGCTAAAAACATCTCAACTTTCGTTGAAGAGTTTGCATACTTTTCATCGCCAATTAGTATATTATTTAAACCATTTTTAATATCCTCATTAACTATTTCATACTTCTTGGGATCCAATAATTTATCTATTTCAGGAATAACAAATTTAGCATTTGTAGTATAATCGGTTACTAATATACGACCAACACTCTCATTTTGGAAAATATTCTTTAGATTATTTATTTGCTTTGCCGTTGGCATACCAACCTCATCATTTCCCATTGTAACAAGTAAGATCGACTGCTGAATTGTTCTGCTAATTGCCATATCGATATTCTTAAGCTCCTGCTTCCAGTTAATATCTTGAAGAACAGGGAAACCCATTGGAACGCCAAATGGCTCATATGACTGCTTTTTATAAAACACTGCCTTCACACGATCTGGATCTAAATAGAAAACAAGATATGTTTGTGATTGTGCTGTTTTTACAGTTTCTTGTAGCTGTCCGAATTCCTCGATTCTTTTCGCAAGCTCTTTTTCTTCCTCGGTCTTTGGGTTAGTAAGTACCTGCATTTCGAAATCATTAAGAACCTTTACATAACGCGGAGAAATAAAAGAAGCAGAACCGATAGATTGAATATCAGCTGGGTTTAATATAATATATCTAATTGGTACTTCTTTTGTACTTGCGGCGGTCAATACATCTGTGATTGCCACCATATCTTCTCTTTTAAAAATTGCATTAAGCTTATACAAAAATACGTTTCCACTACGATAATATTCCCTATAAAACTCGTCCTGTAACTTCCATAAGTTAACCCTATTAGCCCATGCCTCAAAGAACTTTCTAGACTGGGCATTTCCACCAGTAAAATAAATTGGCGAGCAGCTAAACTCTGTCATTAGATCAATGGTATTTCGAAAAACAGAAAAATTATAATAACATTTTTGACATAATATAATAGCGTCTCTTATAGAGATATTTGAAGTATATTTACCTCGTGAGGCGCTGTAAATAAAAGGAACAACTCCGCCCTCGATATTAGAGTATTTTTCTACCCTAGAAATTGTGGCCGCCCTATTTCTACGAGTAGGTGCCCCATAACCACCATAATCCAGAGAGTCATTATCGTAACCGTCACCCCCACCCATACCAGAAAAATCAGCCACCACTTCGGCCTGAGAGTCTAATTTTAAGGATCCCTCTATAAGACTAGGCGCAACAAAAGAAGTATTTTTCTTTTTCCTTGTTACCTTTGCCTTTATCTCCGAGCCTTCCTGACTTTTACCTTTTTGTGTCATATATTATTATAAATGTTAATTACACTTAAATCTGTTTTAAATCAACACGGCAACAAATTCTGTGTTTTTTTTCTTAAAATTATCTGGGGCCATTATATCAAAATAGCATTTGACAGCCCAATTACCTAACATTAAAGTTGTATAATTGTCTTTTCTGGCACGATTAACACTAGTAGACTTCCTTAAATGTGAAGGTAGGTCAAAACTCTGGGTTCCTCTTGACGTGCTAGTTACCTCTACGTTCGCGCACTGATCTTTAGTATCTTTAATAATAAAATCCTGTTGCTCAATAAAGTCACGTACGGTAAGCTTTTTGGTTTCATATTCATTATCAGCTCTATCACCAATTCCCTTGGGGTAAACGTAGTCCATAGGTAGATTCATTGTAAACATGTTTTCAAGGATATCTGGATGGTTGCTGGCCCTAGATGCAAACCATATCTTTTTGTGGTCAATACATGTCTGTAAATATGAGTTAGCCCTACCCAAGAATGCGGATGTAAAATACTGTTTGATACAAATAGTTCCCAAATCTGTATTATACTGCTTGGCGCACTCTTTGAGCATGTTCATGTAGTCTTCATTCTCCTTATCGGAATCAAAATCTATAAACCCAATCTTCTTATTCATTCCTCTGAAAAACTCTGAATTATTTACTGCGTCTATAAAAGTATCAGCACCAGCATGATCAATAATCATGAAAGCTATATTAAAATTCTTAAATATATAATACATATACTTAATATGATCTTGCAGGGATGCGCCCGCAACCTGATAACCATGAACTAGAACACCCTGTTTCTTTTCTTCGTCTAGCTCAATAACACTCATTGCAAAATAGTCAGCGCTACGAGAAGACGAGAAGTTCGGGTCAACCGCTAATATATACTTCTTACCCTCTTCTCCTACTATTTTTGTAGTAGGATACTCTCCGTCGGGAATAGTACATAAGTGCATCTTTTTAGGCGAGAAATAACTATCTCCACCGTCAATAAATCTAGCCGCATACTCACGAAGAAATGAGTTATGTGAACTTCCACCATTTTTAGCTAATTGAATTGCCGCCTGATCCACCATATGATTTGGTAGTGCCTCATACCCCAACTGAGAGATAAAATACGTTCCGGGCAGCTCTCCCTCCTTTGATTCTTGATCCTCTGGATGCTCGATAAGATGTGCCCACTGCTGGTGAACTTGAAATAAATGTTCAAATGTGTAACTAGCAGAACTCAGTGCTAACATTTGAGAAGTATTTTCAAATATTTGTCTATCATCAGGATGCAGCATTCCCTTTTTAATTAGTTCTTCTTCTAGTCTTCTAGTTCTAATACGCTCACTAACATCTCTGGGCGAACTCAGGAATGGCATGAGTACGTTATCAATAATATCCGGAGGTAGTAACAGGAACTCGTCAAGAATAAGAACGTTAGCACGAATACCACGGATTTTTTCTCCGGTTAGTGGGATTGCAGTAATACTTCCACCATTAATAAGCCATTCATATTGGTCATTACGCTTCATTTTATCACCAAAGCATTGCCTAAATAATGATGCCTCTGGACTAGCCAAAAACTTTTCAATTTCATTAAACATTCTTCGTGCAGTACGAAAGTTAATTGACGCAATAAGTATCTTTGTTCCGGGCTCGAAGATACATTTTAATATACAATAAACGGCCGCACAAAAACTCTTCGCGCAGCCACGGCCCCATACTAACATACAATAATTTCGATTAAAGAAAGATTTAATAGTCAATTCCTGATAGGATTCTAATGTGACCCCAAGTCCAAGCTCTGTAGTGAAACCTATATTGTTTCTTAAAAATTTGGCAAGAGTTACCCTTGCCTCGGCATCCGAAAGCTCACCCCTAAGTTCCAGTAACTCCTTATTAACATCAGTAATTACCTTACTATTTTGTGCACCAGTAATTATAGCCATGAGAATCCCTCCTGTTCAAATAAGTATTCTAGATCTGTGTTTCTAACTAGATCATTCATTTCTAATGTAAATAAAGTCTTTTTTGCCGCCTCGGCTTTTCCGTCTGCAAATACAAACTGAATATTTTTATATTCCCTGCATAGTTGCCTCATATGATGCATTATATATTCACCAGTACACATACCAAATTTTCTTTTAGCGTATAGAACAGTTTTAAGCTGGCATTCAGTTATAACAACGATATAAATCCCTGCTTCAGCAGCTCTTTCTATTTCTCTCTTGAATCTTTCAAATCCAGTGCTTAAAGTTGAATAAAAATCTCCCAAGCTTTTTCTTTCTACTACGACTTTGCTATCTACTGATTTAGCATAGTCGCCACATTCCAGTTTGGATGAAATTATATTCAAACCTTTAAACTTTAAAGGCTGTTGCTCTCTAGTATCAATCACTATATCCGTATGTGTATATTTACTAAATTTATCCTGAGTATATATGTTATTATAATTAAAATTGCTTTTTAATTCTAGAGATTTGCATATATTATCAAAACTCCCCCCGCAACAATAAATAAATGTATCTGCTTTTGGTAAACATGCTATAGTTTTTAATTCGGCCTGAGACGGAGCAACCGTTAAACCCTTAATCCAGCAATAAGTTTTTAGTTTGTTTTTTAAATACTCGCAGGCAGTTTGTCTGTCTACTGACTGCAACCACTGTTTCATATTTCTCTTATCTATAAAATCTGTTAAAAAATATTGCTCTACTGATTTATATTTTATTAGTTCACCATTATATAAGTCTTTCTTGCTAAAGTTTTGCACGAAATACTTTTCTGCATTCTGTTGATGCGATTTAATATGATTTAATATCTGCTGCTGCGAGTTAAATTGCGAATTGCAGATTTTACATTTTAAATATTTATCGTACTCTTGCATTATCCATTTACCATTTCATCGGTATTGATACCACGAATAACAGCTTTAAGTTCATCCATGGAAGATAATCTCTTAGCTTCTTCGTGGAGGTTTTTCTTTTGTGCCTCTGCGAGCGCCAGAATACCCTTTCTTCTTTCCTCGTCTTTCCAAGCTTGTACGAGGTTTAGAATACTTGCATTTTCCTCCTGTCTTTGTGCAATTCGTTTAGAACGATCATCAACTAGTGACTTATAAAGCTTCTGTTGTCTAGCACGGCATTGATTATATTCAGTCTGCAAATTGCTAATAGCCTCATTTAGTTGCATCTTAATATTCCTACCCTCGCCATCGCTAGTACTATTACGCAACATGTCACGTAAATCTTCAACTTGTTGTAGAATGGTTGCAGCAGTAACAACCTCGGTACAAAGAACTATAAACTGGTCAAGTTCTTCTTGACTAAGGTCTGGCTTATCATACGTATAACGAATAAAAGAATCTTCAAATAGTTGTCTATCATTATTAGTTTTATAAGTATTAATTTGGTAACAGAAACTAAAAGTATTCAGGTATCTCTGAAGCATATCCACCATTTTCTGCTGGGATGCCTTGAGACCATCTGCCGACCAACCAATATTAAGATACTTATTAATTCTAAAAACCGTCTGATCAGTTCTTCTAGGTGGAAAATAAGTAGTAGAAGCCGAATCCTCCCCACGTTCCGTAGGAATATAAACAGTATTATCTAACTGATCTTTTGGCGCCGCTGGATCATTCTTTTGTAGTTCTTGTATATAGTTATTAACCTCCCTACATTCTAGCGTAACATGAGTTAACCTTTCGTTTTGAAACAGTGTTTTAGCCAAATCAACATAGTTCTGACTCTTATAATTATTTTTAATAAACTCTTTTTGTTCCTCCGTGAGAACCACTCTTTCTCTCTGCGTAACGCTTTTATTCTTGTATTCTATTTTATTATCTGACAAAAACTGCTTAACAAGTCTACCCTCTTTGGTTCTGCTATCTATTCCCTCATCATTATAGGCATACGAAGTGATTTGTGTTAGCGTCGCGTCAGGATTTAATTTTATATAGTCACGAATTCTTTGTTTTTGCTCATCAAAAAGAAGTGCATCCGTAGACTGAAAATCATCGCTCATACTACCTCCTTGGCGAGTAGTCTGGCCTTTTGTAATATTTTAGATTTGATTTTACTAATCTGTCTATATGCTGGGCGGCCATCTTTATAACTCAGTTTATAGCCCATTTTTTTTGCTATATCTACTTCTTCAAAGTTTTGTAGAAACATATAATCATAAACCTTCCATTCTATAACTGACAAATTTTTCTTCATTAAATCGTTGAATACTGGTAAAATATCTTCTATATTCGTATCGATTTCTTTAGCGTGTAAAACAGATTCTAGTGTGGTATCTGGATTTTGCGAGTTGGGACTATTTATACTTACTGGGAATTTTATATCATATGCTGATTTTTTTGTTTTCTCCCACTTTGCATAAGTCTTACAGCCATTATTTTGGGTTCCATAAACAGAACATCCATATTCGCCGGTATTAAATTTACATTTTAAGCATGGTCTGGAAAAATTAGAGTAATGGTTTCTAAGCATGTTAGTAATCTGATGATTAATTACCTGATTTAACCACGGCCTTAATGGTCGTATATTGTCCCATTTGTCCCATTTTTTATGAATATGTATACGCAATCTCTGTGATACATCTTCAAAATCCATCCAAGAAATGGCTGTTAAATGCCATCTTGATTTTCTTTTACTTATCTCTTCATCTATAATATCTATAGACTGCTCAAACGTAGGTCTGGACCGTGTGCTCACGTGATTTAATCTTGACTCCCACTATCACGCCGGTTACTACTGGCCTCTCTCTTAAATTCCTCTAAAATAGATTCCGCAGGCCTTGGCTGAACTGGGCCCATTAACCCTCTTGTTTCTGAGAGATTAGTGGGTTTATAGTTATTTAAATAGCCCTCGGTTAATAGGCTTTCAAAAGATTCGGAATTATTTCTATAATTTTGTACTGTAAATTTTGGTTTTATTTTTGCGAAAAGCTGGGGGCTTACCTCTCTATCTACATCTTCTAAATATAAATCTTCTTCATCACTATATGTTGACTCTTCATTGTCATCATCAACTAGTCTATACTTGATCGAAGCTCTGGCTGGATTGGGGTAGTTTTTTGGTTCAGCTTTTGTCACGGGAATCGTCTCTACAGAATGCCTTGGGTATTTTTGTTTAGCCTTTTCTAGTGCCTGATCATAGTGCGACTGATCCTGTGGTTTAGTAACTAGACTAAACTCGCTTCCGCACTGCGAGCAAAACTTTGGCAGTGCTAGAGCATATATTGTAGGGTTACCGCATTTTTGACAAAAATGTTTCATAATAATTTTTTTTGATACACTTATTATTAGTTAATTACACAGAAAATTCCAATTTCTCTTTGACCTAATACTGTAGATAGCCCATAGTGTAATATTAATAACATGCAATCCATTAAAAATACTAAGCTTTATAGTATAATAAAAAAAGACCTTAAAGCGTATGATGGAAAGATTATACTATATAAAGGAGAGTACTGTGGTGGCAATGACAGATGTTATGGAATGTTTGAATTTAATAATAAAGATATCCCAATTATTAAAGTTGCGGTAGGCAATAAAACAAACGAAAGATGGTTTGGTGTATTAATACATGAGTATTGTCATTTTCTACAATGGAGAGAGCAGAGCGGGTTATGGAAAGATTTCGAAGAGTCTAATTTTAACATCGAGGAAATAATAAAAAACCCGAAGAAATTTAAAAAAGAGATATTATTACTTATAAGGCTAGAGGCCGATTGCGAAAGAAGAGTTGTGCAATTAATCCGTAAATACCGACTATTTAACGAGAAAGAATATGCCAAAGAGGCAAATGCGGTATTATATAAATATGGATTCCTTTACACGGACCATTTTTGGCCTAAGGGAAATCCAGAACTTAAAAATTGCGAAGAACTATGTCCAGATAGGATACATAGATCATATTTAAAATATCTGGAAATCCCTGAAGACCTATACGACGTGTTCGTTAGTTCACGATCTTAAGTCTCATATTTTCGAATGTTTCTATAACAAACGATAAGATTTCAGATCTTACAATATCTTCTTTTGTAAAATCAAAAGTATGTATACCGAGTTCTGTTGCATGGTCAGT